ATGCCTGTCGAAAGAGTTTTGGACTCAGAAGAGGGCGGTGTTCCTTATGACGAGTTATCTACAACTCGACAGAAGCAGTTAGATATCCAGAAGCAAGCAGTTCCAGGCGAACTCCTCGGCATTGCTATTGATTCGGCAGGTCAAGGTTATACTTCCCGTCCTGATATCGAGATTGTGGGCATTCCCATCTATGGAACGCAGATTGTCGAAGCAAAGGCATATGCCAATATCACTCCAGGTGGTCTCATCTCAGAGATTGTTATGAAGGATGAACCTGCAGACGAGTTGTACTCATTCGGGCAAAACTATCACCACGCATCAATTCGAGTATCAGGCGGTGGTGGTGCCGGTGCTTTGCTGCGTGCTATCACCTCTCAGAATCCAGGAATGGGTGCTGACCCTCGCCGTGACCTCAACTCCTCTGGTCTGATGTTCCAGACGACACTGACTGGCGTAGAGGGTGGAGACTTTAACGTAGAGAATGACTTCCGCCAGATCGGATTGATCCAGAACCCATTACGAGACTCTGCGCAGTACAGTAATTTCCCTGCTACTGGAAGAGACTCAGCAATATCAGATACGACCGTTCAAGCATATAAGCAACTGTGGGTTACTGCTGGTCTCAACGCAGATAACATCACAGGAGACCAGACTGTCACTGGTGGAACATCAGGTGCCCAATCATTGATTAACTACTATGATGACGTCGAGGGTATTCTATACGTGCACCAAAATAAGCGTACAGGTTTCAAAGCGTATGATAGTGCTGAGCAGATAACAGTCAGCGAAGGTGGCGGTACTTGTGGCATTCGCGAGAATGCATTTGGACCAAACCTGCGTCCCGCAGAGGTGAATAACTTCTCTGGAAAGGTCATCTATATAGACAACAGAGCACCAATTGACCGAGACGACGAACAAACCGAAGACATTAAGATCGTCATCGACCTTTAAAGGAAACTAAAATGCCAGAGCAGTTTACAGGAACTACGTTCAAAGAGAACTATCGAGATGATTATCTGGATAGCGATGGATACCACAAGGTTCTATTTAACTCTGGTCGTCCTCTCCAAGCAAGAGAGTTGACGACCTTACAGACTATCCTTCAAACTCAGATTAGTCGATTTGCAAATAACATCTTTATGGAAGGTGCAGCAACTTCTGTGCCTTCTGCTGGTGGGACGTTATTTGAAATCCAGTACGTCATTGTTGAAGAGTGGAACATCAATACTCCCTCGAATTATGTTGGGGTTGTCTTCCAAGGACCAGCAATTCCAGGCATCTCAGAAGGTCTACAGTTTGAGGTAACGCACCAGCAAACAAACTTCTATGAGGATGATAACGCCGACTACACCACTCTTTATGGTCGATATGTTTCGAACAATCAGGGTGCTACGAATAATGATATTCAACCTGTTAGTCCAACTTTCTCGGAAGGCGATACGATAACAGATATCATGACGCTCTCTGGTATGGTTCCGCAGTGGGGCGAGTTAGTTGTTCGAACTAAACCCCCTTCATCTGCACTGGAGTCAATTGGAAAGGGTCTCGCATATGGTATGGCAAGTGCTGAGTTCTATGTTTCCGAGCACTTTGTGTATGCCCCTGCCCAGAAGGTCGTTGTTGGTGAGTACGCCGACGACCCAGATTGCATAGTCGGATTCGAAGTAACGCAGGATGTAGTAACAGTTCTTGACACCCAAGATTTGTACGACAACCAAGGTGCTCGACCCAACCTCTCTTCTCCAGGTGCTGATCGATATCGCATCCGCATGGAGTTGATGAAGAAATCATCAGCAGCAGATCCTGCTGACTTTGTTGCCTTCGCTTGGATTCGATCCGGATCCATTGTTTCCCAGAAAGACGCAAATTCTGGATTCAATCAGGTCGAAGAAAGAATGGCAATTCGAGCGAAAGAGACCAATGGCGACTTTGTTGCACAGGATTTCTTGGTTCGATACGAGGAAGACGATAGCGATACATTCACGCTCGATATCCCACATCTGGTTGCTGGCAATAACCCAGTTGCTTATGTTGATGGGTACAGACTAATCCACGAAATCCCCAAACAGATGAGTATTCCGAAACCTACAACTTTCGAGGTGGATTCGGACACGAGCACAAATATAGCATATAAGAATTATGTCTCAATCCCATACAACAGTGACTTGTCCACAGGTCTGGACATGTATAATGGTGGCAACCTTGAGTTGCAAGCACGACACACCCTTTATGACGATGCAGGAGACTCTATAGGTCACGCAAGGATTAAGAGTCTTCGGCAGATGAATACTGATGACTCCGACCACATTCGCATGCATATGTTTGACATAAACATGAATGCTGGGAAGAACTTCCGTAACGTCACTGGCATTGGTGCATTTGATGACGCCAATACCGACATTGCTGTTCCTTCCCTTGAGTACAGTAATCTCTATCAAGAAAACTCACTCAATCCTACTGACCCTACTGAGAACGACAACCTGTTCCTAATCCCAGGTGGCAGGGTCAAGTCTGTCAATGATGTGCAGTTTGTTGTCCAAAGACAATTTAATGTGCGAGCGACGCAGACTGGAGCAGATGTCACAGTTGATATAGACTGCGGTGCTTCTGGAGACGAAAACTTTGAAGATGAAGGACAATGGATCGTCCTCAACGTCACACAGAATCAAAACGAAAAAGTTCCTAATGGTGATATTACCATTACAGGAACCAACAATAGAGCATCGATCAAAGTCTCGGGTGGCGCCAATGAGGACTATGTCGTCTGGGCATATGTTCGTAAGAACAGAGCAGTCGAAAAGTCAAAGACATACGTTGAAGAGTATGTGACTCTGTCTCGAGCAGATTCTGATACTTTTGTGTTCGACACTTTCATATATGACGGGATTACTTTATTCTCTTTGACTGAAGGTGACTCGGCGGGAACAAACTATATCAATGCCGTCAAATTTGACGGTGGTCAACGTGATAACTTCTATGGTCCTGCGAAAGTTAAGTCCACAAGCATCCCACAATCAGTGACTTCTCTGGCGGGATACGTGTCATACTTCCGTTGGGGTAATGGCGGAGACTACTTCTCCGCTAACTCATACGATGTAAGTAATCCTTCTGTGTTTGATTACGGAGATATTCCTGATTACCAATCTCGTCGATCAGGGCAAATTCTACCCCTGCACGACTTCTTTGATTTCCGTGGTCTATTAGACCCCTCCCTCGATATTATGAATCCTGGAGATGCTTTCGAACTACCGAGAGATGGTGATATAATCACGTATGATGTTCAATGGTATCATCGAAGAATTGATCACATTTGTATCGGATACAATAAACAGAACTTGCGCAGGGTAATGATATACAACATGGGTATCCCTGCACTGGAACCACTTCCCCCAAATGGCGGAGAAGCAAAAAAGCATGAGATGGTTCTCTTTGAAGTTTATATGAACGGGTACACCAAGTCTACTGAAGATATGTCGGTTCAGAAAGTTCCACATAAACGATACCGAATGTCAGAGATCAATAAAATAGACAAAAGGGTTGCCAATCTCGAGGACGTTCTTTCGCTCACTCTGTTGGAGCAGGAGGCAAGCACGTTTACTGAATTTGACTCTGATGGTAATGTCCGCGTCAAGTCAGGATTCTTTGCTGATGATTTTACAAAGGGTTATGCCTTCACTGCTTCTATTCGAGAGAACCAGTACATCGAAGATCCAAACCTCACCACCACTTCAATAGATCTTGACCAGAGAAACATCTTTCCCAAGCAGTTGTTGTCACAGACCAACTTGATGTGGGACTCAGATAACCTTTCTCTTGTTCAAGGATGGAATCAAGGCGATCGCCCACGAACTAAAAGAACTAATAGTAATGTGGTGAGAAAGGGCGACCTGCTGATGCTCGAGCACGAAGAAGTGCTCGACGAATCAATGAAGCAGGAAGTTATCTCGTGGTATTCTGATGACCGCAGTTACGAAGAGAGAGGATATTATAATGTCAACCCCTACAACGTATTTGCGGGTGAGGGGTTCTTACAGATCCGACCTTCTGTCGACCATTGGCAAGACACAAGAAGGATCCCTGATAACATAATTAATGGCGGTATCGAGGTAAGAAACACTGGCGCGGTAGATGTCACACCAAGAACATATACAGAACAAGTGACCAGAGTTTGGATCACACCATGGGGTTACCATCATACCCAAACAGGAACAGCAACAATTCGGGAAACGATTAGTAGTCGAGTCGTTAGCGACCAAATGGTGTTCGCCGACCTTGCTGAATCAAATGTATCCCTTGGTGCCTTGCCATTCCTGAGACAAAGGCGGGTCCTTGGTTCTGCTAAAGGACTTCGTCCGTTCACTCGATACTGGTTGTATTTCAGCGACGTCGACTGTTCTCAGTGGACCATCTCTATCCCCGACGTGGGATCATACCAAAGACTATTTGGTGAAGGTGTGATGAATCAGAACTACGAGGATGTCAATGTCAACTTAAACTCACATCCCTTTGCTACTGGTGCAACATCTAATGTGTTGAAGTCTGACCGAGAAGGTAAACTCTGGTTTGACTTCTGGTTACCCAATAATGCACGGGTTCCTTCTGGTGACACCTTCAACACAATGGATGAGTGGACAGGATGGATTACCCGACAAAGAGCAGCAGCATCAAGATATGATGGTGCCAAAGATGTTCGCACGATGAATGCCTGTGGATGGAAGTTCCGAGCAGGCACTCAGACAGTAAAACTGCTTGACGTTTCTGACAATGCAGAAGAGTTCGCCCTGTCAAGAGCAAGAACAACCTACACCGGACAAGGATCACTTAACATCCTGCAAAGAAACATTCTTTCCACAAGGGTGGTTACGAATGAGTTCACCGTTGAGAGTAGTTCTACTGTTCGTTGGAGCGACCCACTTGCTCAGTCCTTCCTCGTCGACCCTGCTTTGGGAGTTCCAGGCATATTTGTAACTTCCATCGATGTGTTTATTCGAAGTGCTCCGAAAACTGATAGTAATGGGGGAAGAGATCCTGCCATTCCACTACAAATTCAAATTCGACCTGTGGAGAATGGAGTACCTGTATCCAACTTTATTAGCGAGCAACATCGGCAATATAAGTCGGCAGACGAAGTCTATGCGATCGTTCAGAATATCAAAGACGACCAGCGCGGTGGACTGGAGAGTCTTGATGCGGTTCTGGATAATCCAGTCACCTTCACATTCCCCGAACCATTCTTCTTGCAGGCAGGTTCTGAGTTTGCCTTTGTACTTCTTGCAGAATGCGATAAGTATCAGGCGTTTTGTGCTACGACTTACGACTTACACCTCGGCAAGACAAACCGCCGAGTGCACAAGCAACCCGCTGGCGGTTCTTTGTTCTTATCGCAGAACGGTTCAACTTGGACACCAAAGCAGAATCAAGATTTGGCATATCGAATCAAGACTGCAAAGTTTAAACCACAAGGGACAACGAACTTCTTTAATGCACCTCTTCCAAAGTTCGCCCACAACTATTCCACAAGTCTGAATGTTGATGAGAATGACACATCAAGGTTCCGTGTTACTCATCCTGGACATGGTCTGGGTGTAGGTGACCCTGTTGGTCTTATCGGTCTTGACTCTGGTGAATCATATGCTGGCGTAGATGGCACAGACATTATGAATCCATTGAACGTCGTTGACGAAGCAGATATTGCTGGATACTTTGTCA